GCAAGAGTATATCCAGCACCTGGATTTGTAATAACTACTGATTGAACAGATTTCTGATTATCACTAATATTTAAATTGCATACATTAATACCACTAATCATCGTAGCAGTAAGAATACCTGTTACTCCTCCTGCAGGAGCAGAACTTACTCCTATGGTTGGAACAGCAGTATATCCACCACCTCTATTACTTAAAGTGATTAACCTAATAGATCCTTCAGTATTAAATCCAATAACAGCAGAAGCAGTTGCTCCTGATCCTACTAGTGTAAGAGTTTGTGAAGATCCTAGTAGTGTTGATAGACCATCTTCAGAAGTTCCATCTGCATTATCACCAATCAGAGTATCATCAATCTCAGCAACACCAGTATCAATAATTTCATCTTCGTAACGGAAGAGTTCACATTTCAGAGTATAGACATAATTCTTTCTTAACTGATAGAAAGGTTTTTCATGCTCAACATATTTAATTTCAAATAAACGATCACCTAGTGGAAAATAAACTAAATCACCCTCTTTAGGTCGGGTAGTTAACTTTACATTAGATTCGTTTTTAAGTAATGGTTGAATATATGTTTCCCATCTTTCTCTAGAAATAACAAGAGTTACTTCATTGGTTTGCTCAATACCAAACTTTGATAATAAAGTAGGATTATCTGCATATCCATCAAAGTTATCCACATATGCTTCAAGTGGATAAGAGTCATCAAATACAGATTGAACAACCTCACGTATTATAGTTTTTTCATTCATATACTTGCGAGGAAGATAGTGTATCTCAACACCATACATCCTCAACTGTTCGTTGATTAAATCTTGAACTAGATTCTGTTCTGAAGTGGATCCTTGCTGGAAAAATGGATTGAGCATAATCTATCCTATCATATCCAAAGGTGGAAGCTCATAAGTATTGGACATTTGTTCTCTGATGACTTCTAAATCTTTTTCTGCATCATCATAGATTTGTCTTCCATTCATTTCTATCCCACCAGGTAATTTAACTCCCTGAAACTTTAATAAATTTTGCCCCCATTGTCTTTTTATAAGAGCAGTAGCATATCTCTTCAAGAATGAATCATTCCATACTCTAGTATAATCATTTGGATTCATAAGTCTAAAACATTCAAGAACAATAAATTCATCAACTTCACATGCCGACCAATCAATATCAAGATACAATCTATCTTGTCTTTGGTTAAATCTAATTTGTTTTCTTGTTGTTAATAGATAATCAATATCAGACAAATAAGTCTGAGTCATTGCATAACTTAAAAGACCATTATATCCAAGATTAAATGCAATATCATTTAAGAATAACTGATATTTAATACTAAACATATTATTTGATATCGCATTACTACCACCAAAACGGAATATTTTTTCTACTCCAATTACCGATGATGGAACTTGTATATAATTGCTATTTTCATACCAATCAAATTCTGTATCTGTTCCTGCAATATTTGCTGTTGCAGTTTCTGTTGTTATTCCTGTCCTTTTCTTTCCAGTCAATACAGAGGCTCTTCCTCTATCAATATCAGCTTGGGTTATTTGATACTTTAGATATGTTCTGACTACGCCATCAAAATGTCTTTCATGAAAATACTGAATAGCATCATCAATCCTATCTTCACATTGTTCATCTGCAATATTAATCTCTAGCACGGGAGCACCCAATTGCCTTAGACAATATGCTTTAAATTCAGATCTACTTGCTGGTTGTGACATTTATACTCTACCTCTACAATATTTAGGGTGCGGAAGCAATTCCAGCATGAACTAATATATTTCCGTTTACTATATTGTAAATTGTTGATCCAGAACTTACTAAAACATTATATTCATATCTACCTTCAGATAAATCTCTTGTAGCAGTAGATCCCATCGATATTTCAAATATACCACCACCAGCACTACTAAACCCTACAGTAAAGGTTCCTGAAGGTGTGGTAGTAGCACCAATACCTGCACTTTTTTGCATTTGAGAAGATCCAGTCCAGACTGAAGTTGTTGTCAGTCCTTGGAAATCAAAAGCAACATCAGAAGTATCAACCACATTAAATGTAGCTTTAAAATCTGCTCCTGTATAAAGTGCTAAATTAGCAGCATATGGAACTCCTGCATTTGGATCAAATGTCAGATTTTTACTTGCCATTGACTAATTCCTTGAGTAGAGATTTGATTTCACCAATTTCACCTTTTAAACTAGCAAGATCATGTTCCATAGAATCAACCCTTTCGTTTCTTGATCTTTTTGCGTTACGGCCAGCAGTATAGTGACTATAATCTATCGAATTCACATTTACTATGGCATTTGTTTTAGGATCTCTTGCAAGATCCTGATGCCCTTCAATATTATAATTTTCCATACTATGCTAATGCCATAACCCTTAAATCCTTCACTCTAGGAACATAACATTGATCAGAGGATACTAATAGAAGTTTAATTCTATAATATCTAAATGTTGGTAGATCATCCGCAGTAAAGGTGTAATCACTAAACTGTACAGCATCACCAAAACCATATTGATTGGTCTTAGGTACAAAAGCATCAGATTGACCATTATTATTGGCAGCATTAATTACCTGACCTCTATTATTAAGATTTTCAAATCCTGGGAAAGGAGTAAAGATTGGTTCAAAACCAGTTCTATCACCGATAGCATAGAAAGCTCTAATGTCTGCATCAGAATGTATATGTCCAGCTAATAATATCTTTAAGGAAGTAGCAGCATTTTCTATGGATATTTCCTTAGTAATATACTGACATCCCGTAGGATCATTATTCATAGTCTTCACTCTATCATCAGTAGCATAATTAGTGATCACATCATTAACTCTATTAGAAGTTAAGATGGTACTAACTCTTTGAGCATCAAGAACAGGAGATAATTTAGTATCAGTTGTGATAAGAGTTAATCTCATCTGCATAGATTTATTCCCCTCAAAGTTATCCAATCTATCATCTTCATTAACTTTTGAGTAGATTGCTCTAGGACTGGTTAGATAGTTACTTTCACCAACAGTGACAGATTCAAATCCTTGATCAATATATGGAATTTCATCTCCACTTAAACTGGTAGCAGAAGTAGTTCTAATTTCTGCACCAATTGAAGTTCCTGTAACTGTCATATTATGACAAATAGGAGTGATGATTTGGAATTGCATATTTTGAGTTGCTCTTACTTGATATCCACCAGCAGTTTGATTTTGACCCAAGAATAATTTGGGGAATCCTACATCTGTGCTTCTATCTACAGTATCATTATGTGCTATTCCATCAATATTATCTTCACCTGACATGTCAAGTTTAATATTATAAGAATCAAATCCAATTGATCCAGAAGTCGATGAAGAAGTCGAAGTAGATAAACCGTGAGTACGATTTATTCTTGCTAAAGAAACTCCACTAAGTTCATACTTTTGAACAGGAGTGCCAACTGCATAGTTGATCTTATTACTTCCTCTATTGGCAATAGTAAGAACATTACCAGCAACGTTATTATACTGAATAATCTCATCTCCAATCTTAACTAATCCTATGTTAGTTGTTCCGACTCCAACATTTTCAAAGTTTTCATAAACACTTCCATCATCTACAGTAAAGGAACTGCTATTACCAACATCTAAACCAAGACTTAGTTTGGATGGTTTAACATTTCCAACAACACCAGTTATCTTGACTATGTTTTCAGTATCATACATTCCATGATTCTGATGATTAACTTTAATGTGTAATCCATCAAATTCAGTATCGAGAGAATTTATAGTGACATTACCACCATGACTAAAGTTCAATTCTGTAGTAACACCAGCACTATTAGTGTATCTCATAGTCTTACCAGCACCAGTAACAAAGTTACCTTGAACATTTTCTAATGTAATTTCATTAGTCATTCCAATACCTGCGATGGTAAACTGACCATCTCTACCAACAGTTCCACTAGAACCAGTAGAAAGACCAATAGTAGTAATACCAACAACATCACCTACTTCATATCCACTTCCACCTGAAGTAACAGTACAAGCACCAACCTGACCATTTTCAATAAAGACATTACCAACAGCACCTCTACCTTGACCAGTAACTGTTGTTAAATTAACATTAGTAAATGTATGATTACCATCAAGAGGTGTATAACCAATACCTACGTTAGCAACAGTAAGTGTTCCAGTAGCAGATCCACCAGCACCAACAAGGTTACCTGATGCATTTGTTCCATCTTGCGTAAATGTATTACCTAGTTCATAACTATCAGCAACTGTTGTTCCAAGACCCACTCTTACTTTTCTAGAGTTAATAATTAGTGGATCAGGTCTAAGTATTGGAATCTGATTATTTCCTCTTGTTAATTCAGGACTATAGAATTCTACAGTTCCATTAGGCTCAAAGTCTGCCCTATACATTGTAAATTTAAGATCTTCCCACTGACTTGGTTCCCATGTAGAAGCATTCTGCGACTTAAAGAGAGATCCTAAGTAAGGCTGGTTAGATATAAAGGTGTCTGTAAGTAGATCAGTTTCACCAATTCTAGAAATATAAACACTATATTTGGTGGAGTTGGATGCTAGTGCTATAGCATATTCAGTATTTCCACCTTCAAGATAAACTGGTGCTTTAAATTCAACAGTCGTTGCTACAGAACCATCTGAAGAAACTACAACATCTTCTGGATCTAATACAATTTCAGAGAATGGAAGAATATGTTGTGTTGGGAATCCATTCTTCATAGATCTCAACTGGAATACACAAGGTATATCCATGTCATCTTTTGTTCTAAAGAAGATATCACATTTAGTTACAAAAACTCCACCAGGATCTTCTACTAAGAATGATTGTGCTAGAGGGTCATACCATCCAGTATTTTGTTGATTTGATTGTTGTCCAACAACATTACTACCAACAACTTCTGTTCCAAGGTCTGTATGAACTATCTGTTCTTGGAATTGATGTCTTTGTTCAATTCTTGCATTTCTAATAGAAAGAATATTTTCCTGAACAGTTTCTAATGTTCCTGCAGCAGTATAAGTTTCATCAGTAAGTGTGTTACACTCATCTTGATTGTTATCCGCATCATCAATTAAAGTAAATGTTTTAGTTCCTGTTTCAAATCTTGGGAAGTTAATATTATTTGGGTTAGGAATAAAGAATGAACCACCACAGAATGCTGAAACATCAGAAAGAAGTTTTACATCATTAATGGTTGCTAATGCTCCACTACTTTCACCCTCAAGTATCATTCCAGTTTCTACCCATCCATAATATGCTCCCTGTGCCTCAGTAGATAATGAAAAAGTATCTACGTTAAGTACATCTGAAGTCGATGAATAAGATGCTGGTAATGCCTGATTAGTGTAAGGATTGTCTCTAAATGTTTTAGTTGGAACATTATAAGGACCTTCTCTATGATTTGATTGTGCAACCCTAAATTGAATTTCTGGAATACTGTCATTAGTTATTTGACTCAATCCAGTATTATTCATTCTACCTCTTACAGTTTCACCAACTTGGAAGGTTCCAGAGGTCATACTTACATCAAGTAACTTAGGAACACAGAATTTAGTAACATTCTGTCCATCCATGAAGGCATATAATTGTGTTAAAGGTTTAACTTTTTTGGCAGTAAATTCAATATTTCTAGATCTCATAAATGGAACAAGATCTCTACTTACAACTCTATCACCAACAGATTGTTCATCAAATGTTTCATGGACAATAGTTCTAAGACCAGATCTTTGTTGATGATCAGTTCTAGTAGTTTGTCTCAATACTTCAACTGATGTTGTAGTAGTTGTTTCTGTTATCCACGCAGCAGGGTTATTATCTGGTTCACCATTAATCCAACCACCTTGACCCCAAGTGCTAGAGCTACTGGTTGTGGTTTGTTGTCCATCAAATTCTACACCAGAAGTTCCTGTCCAAGTGGTTTCCCACGCATTCCATATGACAGGACCCATACCAGTCTGAGGATCAACACCTTCATTTCTTGCCAAATTATCCATTGTGGCAGCATAGTTACCTTCAGTTTGAATAATCTTGGCATCAAGTCTTGCAGTATCTACCCATGTATCAGATGCAGGATTTAATTCCATAGTTCCCTGCCAGAAACTAATCAAGAAAGGAGTAACACTTTCAGATCTTGTAGCAAAACTCTGCTTAATCCATTCAACTTCGCCATAATCTAATGTTATAACATCTTCTTGTTTTCTTACATTAACACCCTCTATAGTAGAGAATTGAAGATCATCTGAAGGATCATTACCCACAACTGGTCCAAATATACAATCAACTGAATTTGTATAATGTCTTGGACGTAATTCTTTACGTTTTCTGTCTATACTATTATTAATTTTAAGTTTATTTTCTTGTGGTTGGAAACCTGTAAAGTTGTCAACAAAGAATCCAGACTTAAATCTATTAGCACCATCTTGGTCAGGAACAAAGAAGTTTGCTGTATTTGTTTCTAATAAAGAAAGAGTAGTATAGTATTCAAGGTTCTTAATTCTAGTATCAAGTTTCTTGATATCAGTCATCGTATATCTACGATGATTTAAGAATTGTAGTGCAGCATCTTTAGTAGTATAAAGGAATGCTGGAAGACCAACAGATGCTATCTCTATAGCATCATCTACAGGAACAGGTTTTTTAGGATCTTCAGAAGGATCTCCATATTTTACCTGGAATCTACCCTCTTTGTTTAAGAATATTCTATCAATTCTTGGAAGGAAGAATGAAAAATCAATTACAATAGATTCATCCGATGCTAGAATATTAGGAGCAGAATCTCCAGATCCTGTGAAAGTTCTTCCAAGGAATTCTAAAGGTGATCTATCTCCTTCAGCAACTGAAGAAATTGGCACAACTCTAGGTCTTATATCAATAATATCAGTACAACTATGTGTATCAACTCTTGGAATATCAACTCCATATGTGAATTGATCATATGAATCAACAGTTGTTATATCACCATTATCACCAGCATCATATGAACCACTTTGGAAATATATCTTTATCTTCTTAGATGGTGCATCAGCATTAGGTTTTCTCTTGACTATTCCATAATCATAGAAAGTTGATTCTCCACCAGTAGAGAATGTATAGTTTGACCCAATAGCAAAACTAGGTGAATCTAAAGTTGAAACAATTGCTTGTGCATTAGACTCTTGGAAAACTATCGTCTCTCCTTCTTTAAATAAAGTTTCGTTTTTATAAAGGAAAGAAATTTGAGAATCAGATAATTTTTCTGCTACGATAGCAACAGCTTCACTATCTTGACCAACCATCTGTTCACCAATCAATAACTCATTAGTTGTTGTTGATTGAGTAACTATGGAAGTAAGATTTACTTTAGGGCAAGAAGGATCAGAACTATCTGCAGATTCAAAAATACCATGAATTAATACAACATCAGGATTGTTTAAAGATATAGTCTCATCCTGAACTCTAGTACCATATGGATAATTACCATATGTTAAACCATCATTTAAAGTTGTTGCACCAACTCCAGCACCTCTTTGCTTAGAGTAATTAATAACTACAGACTTAACTCTATTGTTTATTTTCTGTTTTGCTTTTGGTTTTAATTTTTTAATAGTAGCAACCAAAGTCGCAGTATTATTACCAGCAGCCAATCCACGAATTTGAAGTTGTTGACTAACACTTAAATCAAATTGATCTGCAGTTAAATCATATGTAGTACCATCAGAACCTATTAAGGAATATCTCTTAGGTGTAAATGGTTGGAAAGTTTCATCTGTTGCAACAGATGGTAATGGTGTACTTATTTGTCCATTAGCAATAGTAACATTAAATGTTTTTCTTATGATAATAGAAGCAGAAGTTAAATCAACATTAGAAATATTTTTCTTTGGAAGAGGTGTATATAAAGTATTGTCAGTTGAGGAATCTAACATGCTAGTTAGTATTCTTAAATCATTCACACTCTTAACACTAGTTTGTGGTAGTGTTCCGTCACATATATCAGCAACAGTAGCAACTCCAACAACTTCTAAATGAGAAGATCCAACACTAACAACTCTTGCTCTTACTGGGTCTTGTGATACATTTAAGTCAGTATACTGAACAAGATTTCCGATAGTAGTAATTCCTGGAAAATCTTCATTAGTACTTTGTATAACTGACTGTCCAGTAAAGGTTTGAACTCCAACTGTTGCCACTCCAACATTAAATAAGACTGCTGGAACAACATCAGCACTAAAAGTATTAATACCAACTAAACCATCATCAGTTCCATAGACTGATTTTACATCAGATACAGAATGCTCGGTAATACCTACAGCAATTCTTCCATTATTAATACCATTAATAACAATCTGTTCATTTCTAATAAAGTTACCACTTACTTCATAAACAGTTAATCCTACACCTGCACTAACAGAACCCTGCAAGAATCCAGTCGCACCACTTCTTTTTCCTTGAATAAACGCAGGAACAGCTTGTGTTATTGGATTATTTAATTCTATTTGTACAAATGTCTGCACATCATACAAAGATAATTCCCATTCATCCAACTTAGAATTATCAGGATTATAAGACTGTGACTCTAATCTAAAATCATATACTCTAGCAAATCCAATTTCATTACCTGGAGCATTTTCTTCATTAGATCCTTTTCTTCTATCTCTTAAACTTAGAACATATGTACTACCGATACCTACGGTGGGAGTTCTATAAACGCTATTCAACCTATAGGTAGGACCAGTATTGTATATTATTGGTTTATTTTCTATAAGTTTAGTATCTCTTGGTTTTGCACAATCAATATAAGTGGGATCCATCGTTTCGATTTCATATCCCTTTACATATGCTTTTCCTGGTGAAATCTTATATAATGCTAGATCATCAGATGGAGTTCCACCACTAGGAGTGAATTGTCCAGATTTGAAAACTCCTCTATTTCCAATATTATTATCTAAGGAGTTCATCAAGGTAACGTCAAAAGGTTTCACATCATAGTTACCACTCTCATCAAAAGTTCTTCTTGCAAGAGTATCTGTCAGATCTAATGATCCTGCTCCACCACCACCTGCGATTATTAATCCACCACTTCCTTTACCATTTCTACCAGTATTACCTGTTCTTAGAACACCATCAGTTATAGTTCCTAATTCAATAAAACTTGTATCATCAAAATCATCTAAAGATTTTTTAAATAAACTTAAAGATATTTTTAATCTATCAGCACCTGGTGCAGCATAGTTATTATACCCCTGAGAATTATCATTTAAACTTTCATCTATATCTGCAGTAATTATTTCCTCATTTACAAATAATCCCACTCTACAATTAGGTTTAGTACCATATTGATCTAGAAGAAGAGTTTCCTGTCCTACATTACAAAATTGACCATGAACAAAATACACACCTTCTTGGATTTGGAAGGAAGATCCCGTAACAGCAGCATCCTGTGCTACAGTAATAGCAAAAGGAGCACCTGTAGCAATGGTTGTATTACCTAATAAACCAGAACTAATAATAGTATTACATGTTAATTCTTCACCATCAAAGAATGTTTGAGTAGAATTATTTGTTGTACTTGAAGTTAAATAATTGATATAAAGAGTAAGTTGACCTCTATCAGAATCTTCAGGTAATAAAACACTATCTACAACTGCAGTTACACCAGATCTTTGACCTGTAATTTTTGTTCCTACTAATTGTTCAGCATATGCAGATACAGGAACACCTTGATAATTATTGTTTATCTGTATACCATAAAAAATTCTATTATATCCTGTATTTCCTGGAATTACTTTAGCACCTTCTTTGAAAAAGTGCTTACCAAATTTTTCAATCTGGTTTTGCAGTATAGATTGAAGAGTTGTTAATTCTCTTGCCTGAACAGGGAATCCTGGTTTAAACAGAACCCGATAAAAATCATCAGACGAATCATAGTCATCAAAATATGGTGCTACATTTAAATTTGTATTCTGAGGCATGATTTTCTAGAACTGCAATACTATTTTGATATCTTCTTTTTGGTTAACTGACCTAGTTATGGCTGGTCTATTATCCACGAAAATAATGTTTCCACTATGTCGTTTAACTTCAGGGTTGGAAAGACCATCCGTAAAATTCTGACCAAGATAATATGTGATATTATTTATTACGGTAGATATACCTGTAAATGCACTATCAATTTGTAAAGTTGATCCAGCAGTAGGAACAATTTCCAAGTTTCCTCCTGTTCCAGGTGAAGAAGTAAATTTATTTAAGTTATATCCAAATGTAGGATCAGTTTGTGCTGTTCCAACAGTATTAAAACCTGCTAAAGTTCTATCCTGCCAATACTTTAAAACACCTGTGGTTGCATCATAGTTAACAACACGTCCTTGAGCAGTTGATCCAGCAGAAATTGTCTGTACAAAATAACTATCTGCTGCAAATGTAGCAGAACTATAACCAGATCCAGTTAATCTTAAAGCATTTAAAGCACTTGCTTTATCTGCTGTTAAAAGAGCAGTAGAATCAAATTTTTGTGGATTTTCTACTAGTCCAACTCGTGCAATTTGGTTACCAGTAATAAAGTCTGGGTTTTCATTATCATTTTCAATTCGAGAATATATAAGAACATTCATTGCTCCTAATTCTCTATAAATGTCTGCACCATGACCACCTTGGGGTGGAATAATAACATCAAAAGTAGGAATCTTAGTTCCTGTAGGAACTCCACCATCTTCTAATGCTACACTTCCATATGTATATCCTGATCCTTGCTTAGTAACAGTTATAGTATCAACCTGTTGGTCGTTAGTTGTTGTAATTGTACACTCAGCACCTGAACCATCTCCTTTAATAGGAACCTTAGTATATTCAGTACCACCAGAAGGTCCTATTGTTTCACCACGAGAAGTGATAGTTACTATTTTAATTGATCCATCTACAGCATTATCTCTAACTGCTGCATCATCCACATTAGTATTCCATTCTAAAGGAACAGGCATAAAGTCGGTAGAATCAAATTTAATAATATCAGCAGGTTTTATAGTATAAAGATATTTCCAAAGATAATTATCACCACTACTTCCAGCATTTCTAGGTTCTAAGTCAGTAAATGTTGGTTCATCCAATGAAGGTCTTCCATTTGGGTTATCTGGATCAGTACCATTTTGAAGACAAATATAAACTCTGAAATCAGAATTTATAACATAAAAAGTACTTGCATATAAGTTCGTCGCACCAGATACGGGAGCAGTATTAGATCTACTATAATCACCTCTATACATGTCATAGGTTGTACCAGATGACCATGATCTTTTTTTAACCACTTGTCTACAATCTGATGCAGCAACTTTTTTCAAAGCTACCATATCATCCCAATAATCATTTTCTTCCGAAAAATTGTCTTTCGGAGCAGGGGGATCATTATTCCAATCAGAATCAACATCAGTCGGATTTGGTAGACCGATAAATGAATAATATGCATTAGTGGTTGAAGTTACACCAGCAACAAAGTTACTAGCATTCAACAATCTAATCTGGTCAGTTATAATTGCAGCCATTGGACAGAGGTTTTTTGTTTATTTATGGTAATTTGTAAAGTTTATATTTAAGAGATCTAGATCTTCTTACTATAGGAGATGTTGAAATACCTCCTGTTCCACCTAATGTATATGCAGTATATGCATTTTCTTCAGATCTTGAAGGAAGATTAATCTTACCCCAACTATATGATCCAAAATAATTTCCAGTTTGAATACCCACTCCACTAAAGTTAGGCCATTGACCATTCCAATCAAGATGTTCGGCAATTTTAACAAAGACTCTACTCATATGAGTGGTTCCAATTCCAACTCCGTCAGATGCAACACCTGTAGGAGATTGAACTATCTCAAAGTTATTTACCTCATATACATTATTAATAAACTGGGTTCCGATTCCTATTACAGCACCATCAGCAGCAAGAGAACCAATTGATGTAGTAGCAGATCCAACATTAGAATCATTTACCACAAAGTAGTCACCTGTAGATATTCCACTAATAGTAACTGCAGTACCAGCAATATTAGCATCTCTTAACTGTGAAGTTAAAGGAATATGTAAATCGAATATTAATTGATATCCTGTAGAAACCCCAACAGTTGTAGTACCGAATCCAACAATTATTCCAGAATCACCTTCATAAGTACCAACTGTATTCTCTTCTTCAGCAAAATCGTATACAGGTGGACTAATAAGAACAGATGGTGGGTTGGATGAAGTATAACCTGATCCAACTGCAGTAAGTGCAATACCAGTAATAGTTCCTGCAGCACTAATGACAGGAGTTCCAAATGCTCTAGTAGATGTTGTTACAACGCCAACTGTATTATCACCTATAGATGTAGATGCAAAACTTACAACAGCTGTGCTATACCCAATACCACCAGTAGAAATTGCCACAGAACTAATAGTTCCAAGACCAGATACAATAGCAGTTCCAGCAGCACCAG